AAACGCATTTGTAGCTCCTGTAGGAATTAGGTAATTAGCTCCGTCTATCCAATCACCATAACCATCTATTGCATTATAAGTAGCTGTGTCTGTACTCACTAAACTACCAGTACCATTAGCACCTGTATAAAACTTTATAGACCTACTTATTTCTATTTGCTGTGTTAAAGGATATATTGTACCTGCAATTTTATACACCAGTACATCTGTTAAATAATCTCTAGATAATTCAGATATTTCAAATGTTACTGTGCTACCTGCTGTACAGTCTTTTATAATAGTATATCTTAGAGTGCTGTCTATAGTTAGTTCTAGTTTAGCAGAATTAGAAGTAGCAGGTGCTGTTACAACTTCATATCTCGGACTTCTTAAAGGTATTATATCCATAGTTTATTTTTTTATTCCTAATATTATTTCTTTTTCAATGTCTAATGCAAAAGCCTCTGTTAATTCAGGAGGTAATCTGTCAAATGCTCTTTGGAAAGGTTTAGTAAAAAAATAAGTAGGTTTTAAACCTTGAGCAAATACTCTTTTCTGTAACCAAAATCCTAGAGTTCTGTAATTGCCTCTAACAAATCTCCCTTGTGCATCTCTCCATCTTAAATTTTTTTTCTTTGCCCATTGCATTAATGGTTTCATAGGAGGCATTTTGCTTTTATAACTAAATTGAGACATTGGAGCTTTCTGTATTCCGTTTTTTACTAAACTAGGATTTGCACCCTTAACACCCTGATCTTGGAATATACCATACTCCTCCATTACAAAGTCAAGCAGGAAAGCATCCTTCTCTTCTATTAGATTATAGTCTATAGAATTGTACAAGTCTCCACCACCTTTTTTTTCTTTAGTGAGGATGCTCCTTGCCTGTTGCACTACATATTTTCCAAAGTCATTTAATGCTTTATTTAGTTCTGTAAACTTCATTAGCAAATATTTATATCATTGTATATAACAATATCCATAGTAGCTGTCCAACCAGCAAGCTCATTATCAAATCTGTCATAAAACGGCTCACAATTAGGATCAGCTTGTAATTGATACTTGTCTCCATAGAGGTCTCCTTTTCTTAAAATTTGTATTGCTTTATTTAATACAGCTAACTGTGTATTTAAAATGTCTTGTAAATTGTTTTGTCCTAGAAATACATCCTCTCCTGTTTTTTTGTTTCTGTCTACAATGTCCATTGCTAGAATACTTATATTAAAAGTAATAGTTTGCTCTCCTAGTGTTGCGTTGTTTACTATAATATGTGATAAAGGGAATATGTCTACTTTCTGTAAATTAACATCTGATATGTCTCCTGTCGTAACTGTGTTTACATTTTGATCATCTAATAATTGATCTCTTAGTGTTTCTATAATTTGATAAAAACCTCTTACTCCTTGATTGCTCATTTAAGTTTGCTTTTAATTTGTTTAGCTTCCATATCATTTTTATCAGAAATGTATGCAAGCATCATTAGACATTTATGGACATTTAATCCAGTAACTTCTTCAAGTTTTGTAATGTCTCCTTTAGTGAGAGCATAGAGACTGTGATACCATCCCCACTTTTTACTGAAGTTTGATCTAGAGCTTGTTGTATCTCCTGACTGTTCTGTAAATAATTCACTATAACTTTCAGTAAGTCGTTCCCTAAATGATAAAAAAAAAAGATAGAACTCATTACAGCATCTAGTGGCATATCTTGGAGGACTGTGTTGTTATTTTCGTTGTAGTCCTCTATAAGATACTTTTCTTTGAGTTTCTGTTTGAGTGGTCTATATAACACATTCATTGCAATATGTATATTATCCCAATCACTTATATAAGTATCTATGTCAATGTACTCACCTAAAGATATTTCATCTAAGTTAGGTATAAAGTAATAATTAACTCCGTAGAGATTAAAGTTCCTAACTAGAGCTGGCTTTTCTTCAAATAGCTTGTTTATTCTATCTGATATTTTTTTGATGTCTGTATATTTTATTTTCTTGACATCACTAGCTCTTACATTACAAAATATTTCTATAATCTTGTTCTGTATAAAATCTGTATCTTCATTGTCTTTTGTCTCTTTGACGAATTTTTGATACTGTCTAAGTTTTATATCACTTAGTGAATCAGGCACATCTATGTATGCTTTCATATAGGTATAACGTAATTATCAAAAAATTTTAAAAAAAAGAGGGAAGCAGTCAAACCTAAACCAAAGATTTACTACTATCCCCCTTATACCAAACTACAAAGTATTTTATAATATTACCAAAGCTAACCAAGTTAATCCAAATAAGGTAACTAAAAATAAAAATTCTTTTATTGCTCTAAACATAGCTTTCTAATTTTGTGTATAAATCTCTCTTAACTTCTGATCCTACAATGTAAGTAACATCTATAGGCTCAGGTAAATAAATAAACTCTCCCATCTCAGGTTGGTATCCTGTAATATAGATTTTATCTATCTCTAATTTACTGTTGCTAGGAGTATCGTAATCTCCTTGTACATAATTTGTATTGTAGTGTGCTTCAAATTTGCAAACATCACTATTAAATTCTATTCTCTGCATAATATTTAAGTTTAAGTTCTAATGGTAAATTTAACCATTTTATTCTTTTTTGTACTCTTAGTTTTCTAGCTTTTTTTACTGCTTTCTCGTAACTGTTCATAATAGTCTATTGTTCTTATTACTTTATTGTGAATGTCTATCCACATATCAGCTTCTAATTCTGATTGACTCCATTCTGTAAACTGTTTACATATGTTGTCCATTTTTCGTAGTTCGTTTAATTGTCTCATAATTAATTGCTTAAATCGTTTCTAATGTCTTCTATAAATAAATTATCCTCTTTTGATAATCTTAAAAACCATTCATCACTACATTCTTCTATAAAAACACCTGACATAATATCGACAGTACCATCTTTATTTATAGGATAAGTAATACCAGTTGATTTATCTATAAAAGAACCAACTGACTTTAAAGGAATTAAATCGTTAAATTTCATTGTTGTAATTTAGTTTTGTGTCTTATGACATAACAATAATAACACCTTTTTAGTTATAAACAAAATTTTTAATAACTTTTTTTTAAGATATGTAATATGTGCCTCTATTTGGATTTTGAAGCTGATATGAGACTGCATATCTAATTGCGTCTAATAGGTGATTAAAAGCATCTTGAGGAGTTCTAGATTTCTTTTCTAACCAAGAGTAGTTGTTTAGTTCTTTAATTAAGTTAATACTGTTAGGATCAATAATTAAATCATAATCCTGTAAAAGACTAATCCCATAAGTAATAGAGCCTTGACCTTTTATACTTGGTACTATATTGCAATGTGCTTTTAGTTCTGTGATAAGTCTAGGCTCGGCAGAATCGGCTACTATAAGATTTTCTCCTGCATACTGTTTATTTAATTTAGCTATTTCACTTGTTGTAAGTCTAGGTAAATAAAAACATTCTTTTAGATATATTTTTTTATTCTGTTTATCTATGCTAGTAAGACATAGAGTTGTCTCATCTGAAGCAAATCCGAAATCTTGACCTAATACAATTTGTCCTACTTCTTTAAACTCTCCTATTTCCCAGTTACTAAATATAACTCCTTCTGCTTTTGCAAGCCATCCTCCTAGCATTTGATGTTTATATTTTTCAGGTCTTCTTCTTTTCATATCTTCTATCTGTTTCATAAAAGATTCTGACAAGTTTTCTTTATTGTCTAAATACGTTGTGTGTATATAGGTTATATTTCCTTTAGTTTTATTTGTTCCCTCTTGTATTCCTTTCTCTTGGAAAAACCTATTATAAATCCAATGCTCTTTAGTTGTAGGATTGAGTATAAGAATAACTCTGTTTTGTTGTTCTAAATCTCTTACAGATAAATCTATTTTATCAAATGTGTCTTCGTTAGTTAATTCCTCTGCCTCATCTAAAACAAAAGTAGTAACCCCTTGTAAGGATTTAAGATTTGCTGTTTGATCTCCACTAGAAGTTTTTATACCTCTAAATATAATTTTACTACCTGAAGCCTTATTTCTTATTTCGTCTTTTGTAATATAGAAATGATCTGCAATATCTAGCATTTCTAATTTCTGTATAAACTCAGGTATAATTGAGATATAAGCACTTGAAAGCGTGTAACGGGTAAATAGTATAGTGTGACCTTTTTCGTATGTTAGAAGTACTAATAAAAGGTTTACAGAGAATGATTTACCTGATCCTCTCCCTCCTGTTACGATATAATATCTAGAATCATTATTTGAGATAGGTGAGAACTTTTTATTTATCTCAATCATTTAAAAGTTATAAGGTCTTTAAAGTTTATGTTTAAACCTTCACTAGAAGTTATGTCTACGGATTCTTTTGGTTTTCCGTAGCGATAGGTAAAATATAGATTCATAGCTCTTCCATCTCCTTGCATAATCATATCTCCTAGCTTTTCTATAACAGCATCTTTGCTAATTAAATTGTCTAGCTTCTCTATTAGCTTAGCTTCGTCTATTTTAGGCTTTCTGCCTGCTCCTTTTCTTTTGCCTCCGTGTGTACTCATATCTTGAAAAAAACTTGATTATTCAAGTA